TGCCGGCATTGGTCAGCGCGGCGCTGTAATCCTGCATGGTGTGCGGCAAGGCCGACTTGGCAATGAGGTGCGGAAGGTTGGGCTGATACATGGTGTGGTTCCCGTGGTTGGTTGGTTGGTTGGTTGATCTGAAAAGATTTGCCTCCCCTGCAGGGGGGAGGCCCACAGGCGGCCTTCGGCCGCCGTACTTAAATCGAAGGACGCCGGCGCGATGCGTCGGCTACGGCGCGAAGCGCGACAGGTGGGGAAGTGAGGAGGCTTCGCGGCACTTCCCCACCCGCCGCTGCGCGGCGCCCTCCCCCTGCAGGGGAGGGTTGCAATCAGTCTCGACGCGGGCGAAAACCCGGAATGGCGCGCATCGGCTGGCTTTGCGCCTTGCGGATCGCGGCCTCGGCGAGCGCTTCGAGCGCGCCCGGTTGATCGAGCAGCGCTTCCGGTTTTGGAAAGATCGAGTCCTCGCTCTTCTCGGCAACGCGCACCGAGGTGGTGCCGAGCGGCAACGGCTGCGCCTCGATTTTCTTCACGCGTGCGGCGAGCTCGTCCATGTGCGAGGTGACGGCCTGTATCGCCTTGGCCAAAGAGTGATCGAAGACTTTTGCGAGCTTTACCGTCGCATCGTCACCGGCAGCTTCGGCTGCACCCTCGCCGGCCTGCGGCGAGAATTTCGGCCGCGTCTCCACCTTGGCGCCGGCGACCGGCCCGGCCGCGGCGCAGCAATCCGGATCGAGCCCGACCAGAAGATCGTGGGTTTGCTTGATGCGCTCCTTGTCGGCCTTGGAATGGCGCGCGCCGATCTTGGCGAGCGCCTCGGCCAGCGCGGCGGACACGGGATTGTCCTTGAACTTGCGCAGCTCGGTCGAGCCGTCGGCCTTGATCACCGCAAAAGTCGCTTCCGGCAGGCACGGATGATCGACCAGCGACACCTCCATGGGCTCGGCGGTGTAGCGCGTGAGCGCCGGCTCGTCGGGATCCGGCCAGCGCTTCAGATAGCGGCCGCCTTGCGAAAAGCCGGTATAGACGCCCTGCTCGACTTTTTCCCACTCAGCATCGTCGACCACCTTGCCGCAGATCTCGATGCGCTTGTGCTCGTCGTTGAAGGCGATCTCGACGAGCTTGCCGGCGGCCACGTTGGAATGCATGGCGCGCAGATTGCCGAGACTCTTGCCGTCGGTGGCGGACGCGAAATTGCGCGACCATTTCTGATAGAGCGGCTTGGTCGAGGCATAGTCGCAGACTTCGCCGGACACATCCGGCCTCTCCGCGGTGACGACGCCGTAGACCAGGCGCTGCGCCGCATCGATCTTGGTAATGGGAACGAAGATGTTCATGTCGTCCATTGCATACTCCTTGTTGCGTCGTTGCCGCGCGTGGGTGTTCGCCGGCCGGCGCCCTGCGCGCCGGTCGAAGGGCTGGGTTCGAGCGAAAAGGTGAAAGGAAATCGACGTAGCGATCAGCTGGGCTGGCGGCGCAGCGCGGCCATGGCCCATGACGTGGCGAAGAAATATTCGGTCAAAAATATCGCAGCGCGCGAAACGCTTCGACGCGACACGATAAGCGCACAGGCCCGCTGCCGCCTAAATCATGGATGGGGTCTTCTAAGCGTCATAACCTCATGTGCGCGACAAACAGGGCATTGCATATGGCGGTCAGTCCTCTCGGCATCGCCGGCATCTATGACTTGCAAAATTCCCTGACCGCATGCTGGGCAAGGGACGGCCGCCTTCGGATCGGCCGCCAGGATTTTTGCCGCTTCGATCCAGCGCCGCCGCTGGGCGTTGATGTCTCCGGTCATTGATCCATAACTCCCGATCGAAGGACTTTGTCCACAAACTTTCGCGCAGCGTCATACTCGACGGCGGCCGATTCAGCTGAATGGACGCCAGTAGCTCCCGCTTGCGATGTGTTGAGCCTATATAGTTCTTGCAACACCGTTGCTTGTGTTTCTTGCGGCGTTGCGAACGCGCCCGGTCCCAATGCAAAGCCGTTATTCTTAAAGTTGGTCATGCCCGATATATACGACGGTATATTCGGCTCGTACTGAATTGTTCGGCCGCCGATCGTAACGGTACTTTCTTGCTCGGCCAAATACGCCGCTCGAAGTTGCGCAAACTCTTGTGAGCTCAGCACGCTTTGCGCTTCATTGACGGTTATACCTTCGATGGCTGCCGCCAGTCGAGCGCTGTCCGCGGCTCGGGAGGCATTGACCGATTGTTGGACCGCGGCGGCCTCTTCCTCGGTGATCCTGCCAGTCGCAACAAGTCTTTCCAGGGTTGCCGCCAGGCCGACCGCCGGAGGGATATCGTTGACAAGTTGAACCTGCCCCGAAGGCGCCTTCTGCCAATTCGGATTGCTGCCGCTCGCCGTGGCGTCCGTCAACGTATCGGACACCCGTTGAGCGTAGTGGCGCGTCCCCGGCGTATCGCCTGCGGCATGGGACGTGTCTTTCGGCGACCCGCTCCCGTCCTCCGTCGTCCATTGCCCGCCCTTCGAATTTCCGGCCGGCACCCGCGGCTGATCGGGATTGTACTTATTCAGTGCCGCCCGCAGCTCCGCTTTCGCAAGTACCGCGGCCGCTTCGAAGGCGTTACGGATGTCAGCGGCAAGCAGCTCGAAATCGCGGCGGATCGCGGCGATTTCGGCGTGGCGCCGCCGCAGCAGCTCGCCCTCGTCCGGGCCCGCCAACGTGCGGATCGCTTTGGCGATTTCGAGTTGCACGTGCAACGCCCGGGGCACGGCGCTTTCGATGCGCGGCAGCGGAGGCTTCATTTGCTTGATCTCGGTGTGGAAGGCTTTCACGGCGCATGCGTGTTGGCTTGTCCGGTGCGGTGTGCGCTCCGGTCAGAGGGCAGTTCTGGATTCGGTTGAAAGCTCGAAGAAAAGAGCGGTGGGCGCGTCAGCTACGCCTTCGGCTTGCTGGGCCGCGACGTGCCGTTCAGCGCCACCAGACAAATACCACGACGATAACACTCAGCGGCAGGACCATGGCGGATAGCAGCCGCCGCCAAGCCCGCTCGCTTATCGCGGATATGCAGGCTATGACGCCGGCGCCGGCCGATATCAGCCAACACAAAAGTATTTCGAGCGGCGCAAAGTCCAAACCTGGTCCTGTGCGGTCGTACGTGATGAAAAGCCAGGACCAAAAGACAGCCAGTACAGTCGGCCAATAGAGGACCCGATCCTTGATCGGGATGATTTGATCGTCGCTCGCGGCTTGCATATCGGACTTATTGCCTACTTTGCCGAATTCGTCCGGACTCATAGAGATCATAGCCCTTTAGATTATCTTCGACATCCCGTTTGGACAAGTGTGAGTAGACTTCGTCCCTCGGATCGCCTGCGCTAAAAGTAGACAACGCGCTGGCATAGGCATCCGCGATTGCGAGATAATCATCCCTGCTAACGCCCGCCGCCGCCATAAAGACGCCGGTCGCGATACTCGTATAGTGACGATAATCGCGAACGTAGGTGCGCTCAATCTCTCCGCGATCGCTACCTCATCGTTCTCGAGAGCGCCCCGGTTTCAATTGTCGCCGAAGATTATCGGCTATCGAGCGGAGTTTGGGGTCGGGTCCTTCGTATTGCACTGCCTCAACCGCATCGCGAATCTTGGCCACTTGATCATCAGACATGCTGCCATCGTTCGCAGGTGCATTCACAATCGAGACTTCAACGTCATCGCCGTTGTGCCGTTTTCGATAAATGCGTCCTTCCACGAGCATACCGCTTACCAATTCGACATGGTCATGAACCTCTTTCGGCGTCGCTGAAAGGCCAGAGATTTGGACCGAATACGGCGGTTCCACAGCGTTGATTCCGCCCCAAATCATGGAATCGACCAAAGCGTCAGGGCTCTGGCCGTGCCGAGCCGGCGCACCAATCGAGGCGAGGAGCGCATGATAAAAATCGATCACCGTTTTCCATTTTGTGGCATCAAGCTCGATGGTTCGCATGATTCCTACTCGCCGCGCGGGTTCAGGTTGAGACGATAGAAGCTGCGGTAATGATTGTTGGTGTAATACATCGCTCCAATACCAGCATCAATCACGATTCTGCCAACGCCTCTGCCGGCGCCAAGTCCCGGCACATCGAAAGCAATATACCCGCTCGCGCCAGGAGGTAGAACAGCGCCTGTCTCATAGTGCGGACGGTTCTCGTAGGCATGCGGATACAACGTGCTGAAGTCCTGATTTAATATAAGAGTCAGTGCGTCTGCAACATTTTGCTGTTCGTCCGGCAATATCGGACCGTTCAATCCTTTTGGGTCTAACGGATCTTTTCCTGGCGGACGCGCAATCGTAAACCCGCGAGGCGTGACCTCGTTCTGTGCAAGCCGCGGACCGTTGTCAAAAGCGTTAGCCTCGCCGGTACCGGTCTCATCCGTCAGCGTGCCGGTATCTATTGCGGCGTATCGTTTGGGCGACTCCGACCCAACGCCCGCAGCATTGAAACTATCTGCCGACGATCCGTTGCCACCGTCGCTCGTCCACTGCCCGCCATCGGGATTGCCGGCGGGCACGCGCGGTTGGTCGACGCTGTATTTTTTCAGCGCCGCCCGCAACTCCGCTTTCGCCAGCATTGCGGCCGCCTCGAAGGCTTTGTGCAGGTCGCGGGAAAGCGCCTCTAAATCGCGGCGGATCGCGGCGATCTCTGCGCGGCGCTGCCGCAGCAGTTCGTCCTCGTCCGGCCCGGCGAGCGTGCGGATCGCTTTGGCGATCTCGAGGCGCACGTGCAACGTCTGCGGCACGGCGCTCAAGGTGCGTGGCAGCGGAGGCTTCATCCCTAAATCCTCGCATTGGTTGTTGCCGGTCACGGCACCGAAAAGGCAAAGCAGATGATGCGGGCGAGCCATTCGTCGAAATCGTCCTTGTGCTGCGGCTCCTTGGTCTGGACGACCTTTGCCGCGGTCTCGCCGGGCACGAATTTTGCCCGCCGGCGCTTGGCCAGGTCGCCGGCGAAGCCCCCACCCTTCCCTCCCCCGCAAGCGGGGGAGGGTTAGGGAGGGGGAATCCTGGAACTGCTTGATCTGGTCCGGTGTCCAGCCCTGCGGCACGCCGATCAGCGCGTCGGGGATCGAGCCTTCGGTGAAATAATCGAGCTGCCAGAGCTGGCGGCGCAGCGCGATGTTGACGATACAAACCGTCGATGGGCAATCGGATTTAACTTTGACTCTCAGTCGCTATTGTTTCCGAAGCCGCGGTATGTCTTGGGTTTTCAAGATGACTTGTCCTGGCTCTTCTACAGGCCAGTGAAGATATTTTTTTCTTGTCAGTTGTTCGATGGTCGTTCGGTTTTTGCGAAATGCCTCTACACGGCCCTCGTTCGTCACGTTGTTGGCTCCAAAGTGGTCCGCTAGGCCCTCACGACTCACGGCGCAACGCACCTCATCGCCGAACGACTCGCCAGCAAATGCGACTATATCTCTCTGAAAGTCGTACCGTGGGGGCGGATTATTAAAAGTCAAATCGATTCCGGGAACGATATCCCGACTTTTGTCTACGGCTTTGAGTACAATGTCGCGTGGACTTATGGGCAACTGACTTAACCCTTCAAGAATAAGTCGACCCCACGTCTTTCCGCGCGCAGACGCTTCCTGCCAAGCTGACTTCAGGTCATAGGGGTTCTTTTCGGCAAGGATCACAAATAGTGATGCTGCTTGATCGATATCCTTTTGCCGTTTGGCAACCCCTTCGGGTCGAAGACGAGACACTATGAGCTTGTGGATGGCGTACCGGGCTGGTGATGGCACGAGCACGTAAATGCCAACAGCATGGAGTATCGCGGCAGGCTCGGGATCGCTGATCAAAAAGTCAAGGAACCTCAACGGTTCAGCCTCGGTTTGGAAGGCAGGTAGCGCCTTTGGTATGTCAGTATCGCGCCCTTGATTGGGCGTAAGAAAATCAACGCGTATTCCTCCCTTGCCGACGTAGCTCGTAACATCGCCCTTGTGAAGGTGGGGAATAGGTCGAAATGTTTTATCGACCTGCTTCAGGACATCGAGGACCGGAGGTATGCGGTCTCCTACCGCCACGGACACGTTGCTAAATTGCGCGATATCCACGTCGCTTGTTTGCAAGATTGACCGGGGTAAACGCGTTCCGAGCATCGCGGAATAAGTCTGATAAGCGACGGTACCGACCAGAACACCGCGAAGACGGAATACCCCTGCGTTCGCCAAGGCATTAACTACCTCGCCGATTTCGGGCGCAGGAGGCTGAAGCCCGAAAGAACGGACCAGCGTCGAAACCAGAGAGCGCCGTTCACGCTCGTCGCTTCGTATTTGCTTGTGGTGCGCAATCTGGTCGAGCAGCTCGGGTGTCTCCGGCCCAACATACTTTTGTTCACGGCCTCCAGTCGTTGAGCGCTGGAAGTACCAATATCGCTGTCCCTTGATCGTCTTGACAACGAAAGCGCCGTCTTGCGGAAAATCGGTCTGAAACGCTGTCGCCCTGCACCGTTCAAGGAGTTCGGCGTAGGTTGTCTGCAGTAAAAGGGGTGGCGGTGCCATAGGAGCTCCAGTTATACTCAAAAAGCAAATTGAGTATAATATAGGGGGCCCACTAGGGCAAGAATTATACGCAGGTTGCGAAACGCGTATAATAAAATTGCCACTTATTTAACGGCGCCTGCGGAAGGCCCCTTGTGCTGCGGCTCCTTGGTCTGCACCACCTCGGCGGCCCTCTCGCCGGCACGAACTTGGTGTGGCGGCGCCCGGCGAGGTCGCCGACGCCCACACCCTTCCCTCCCCGCAAGCGGGAGAGGGTCAGGGAGGGGGTTAGTCCTCCGGACTGGCGAATCTGGCCCGGGGTCCAGCTCTGCGGCACGCCGAGCAAGGCGTCGGGGATCAAACCTTCGGTGCAGCAATCGTGCCGCCAAAGCTGGCGGCTACGAACCATCCAGGCGACGCGCTAATTCCTCCGCCTGCGGCAAATCGCGCTCAATGTCATGCACAACTTGTAATGACTCGTCCGCGGTCAGGAGTTTTCCCTCTTGCTCATCAAAAACGACGCCGCCTGTCGCCCGCGCGTACGCCGTCGCCGCCATCCAAACAGCTATCAGCTCGTCAAAACCCGCTATCCAGGGGAAGGTAACAACATACTTCCAACTGTGACCGAAATTAATGTTCTTGTAGGTACTCATCAGATCCGCAGGATCCTCAATCCAACACTGAAAACTCGTTGGTCTGTCATGGAGGTGGGCGGTCAGAGTCCCACCGTCTTCATCAAACAGGACATCGTGCGCCAATCGCAAAGGCAAGCCTTCAGCGTCTAACGACCGCTGCCAGCTAGAAATTGAATCAAGTCGCGAGTCGGAGAGAACGTTGATTTCGACTGACATCTTATTCCCTCATCCGCTTCTAGTACGCCCTGGCGTCATAGTTTTGACTAGTCCGGGTCGCCCTGCTGTGACTTTATGACTGGCCCGCGCTCGATGTGCAGATCAATGACCGGGACACGGGAGACCGCTTTTGTCGCGGCACGAAGTTGGTTCGCTCTACCTGGCCTCAGGCTAGCGTCTAGGGTCTTAACATCGTAGATCGCGATTACATCACCACTATCATTGCGCAAAACAGCATCTGGCTTGACAGCCTTTCTACGGCCACCGTAGTCGGAAGGCAAACTGAATGTGTGCTCAACATCGGAAGGACTAATGCCGCGTATCCGCTCAGCGATTACCGCGGCAGCGAACCGCTTGTGAATCAAAATTCCATAGAAACTTGGAGATAAGTGCGTCGGAGCAGTCTCGTCGACAACCCTTGCAAGAATTTCTGACAATCTTTTGGTTGTTTCATCGATTTGCTGAATTCCTGTCCATGCATTTGGCCCATATACAATGTCCCTCGGCGGGCCGGCATATTGCTCACCCTTGGGAACATTTGACGTGTCTGGTCGTCCCTCGGTTTCCAAAGCGGCATAGCGGGTCTCGGACCTCGAACTTTCGGCGGCAACAGGTGGGAAATTGTATGGAGTCTGACTACCCTCCCCGTCCTTCGGCCGAAACTTGCCGCCACGGCCTCCTGGGGTCCCGGTCGGCCAGCCGGGATGCTCAGGATCGTCCGAGCTCGCTTTCAGAAGCGCGAGTTTTGCGGATTGCGTCTCTGCACCCGCGCTATGCCCATTCGCGCCCGTGCGTCCGGTGTTGGCTCCCTGCCCGCCCGCATTCGCCTCGATCGGCACAAAGCCGGTGGCGGTGAGCACCATCGGGCGGTCGGCGGCGGCGTTGTCGAAGGGGTCGAGGCCGAGGGCGTCGCGCATCTCGTTGAGCGTGAGCGCACCGACTTTCAGCCGGCCTTCGAGCACCGTCTCGGGATCGCCTTCGTCCTCGTCGAGCCAATGCAGCTCGAGATCCGGCGAGGCGAATTCCTCCGCCACGATCTCGTCGATCAAATCCTTGACCCACTCCTTGGTCGGCTCGAGCCCCTCTTCCTCGGCCTGCGCCGACTGGTTGTCGGCGGTGGCGCGGTTCATCGCCTTGGTGGCCCATTGCGGCGGCACCGAAAAGGCAAAGCAGATGATGCGGGCGAGCCACTCGTCGAAATCGTCCTTGTGCTGCGGCTCCTTGGTCTGCACGACTTTGGCCGCGGTCTCGCCGGGCACGAATTTTGCCCGCCGGCGCTTGGCCAGGTCGCCGGCGAATTCGGTGTCCCAATAATCCTGGAACTGCTTGATCTGGTCCGGCGTCCAGCCCTGCGGCACGCCGATCAGCGCGTCGGGGATCGAGCCTTCGGTGAAATAATCGAGCTGCCAGAGCTGGCGGCGCAGCGCGATGTTGACGGTCATCAACACCTGCTGCACCGGCGAGAAGCCGTAGACCCGGTGGGCGCGACCTAATCGCCGATTCGCCTGATCGTGCGTTCAATAATCAGTCACGGCACTCGCCGAATTCGGTTACGCGCCCGTCATATTTTTGGATTGAAGCGCACAAGCGGCTTGCCTCCGTAACGTCGCCTTCCTCTTTGCAGCTTCCTTTGATGCGCCAGTATTTGCCTTTGTCCTCTGCCAGCATCGGCGCTTGAACTTTAATATCATGGTGATGAGCATCAAAAAGCGCTTCGATGATGCTTGTGGCTAGCCTAGCATCAAAAACAACACCTCCGCGCGCCAATCCGGTTAAAAACATAATCCCCGACTCGGAAGCCGGGTCGGATCCTTCGTTTCTGAGCCGTGGTCCTGAAGCTGGAGCCGAATTCAAACTTGATTTCTGTTCATTATGGCCGTCGCGTATTGCTTTGACGACCAAAGGATGCGGTGGGCATCGAACATACTCGCCAAAATCGATCACTCGCGCATCACGCTTCTCAATGGAGAGGAAGAATTCCGCAGGACCATTGATCGCTCCGTCGCGGTTTCGATTGCCTTCGACACGCCAATAATCTCCCCTATCTATCAACGACAGCGGCGATTGCTCCCGAAGGTCGCCATAATGCGCCTCGCAAAATAACTCCGCGAGCTTGATTGCTAGGTTTTTATCGGACAAGAGGTCATCTGAGAACGTTTCCATCATGATCACAAGCCTTGCTGTGAGATGCGATGAAATCAAGCAATTGCTTCTGTCAATGCGTCGGTTTCGATCCACGCGGCAGCAGCTTAAGCGGAGGCAACTCGGTCACACTGTACTCCTTTCCCGGCCCAGGCGCTCGGATAAAGAAGACCCTCATAGGTGGAAAGGGGGCACCGGGCTCCCAGCCCAGTTCCGTAACGCGAAGATCATTGCTATAGACGTGCCACCCCAGCTGCATCATTTGAAGATAGATAGTCTGATTTGGTGTTAGAGTTATAGTTTCGTCGCCGGTCTTTATTTCAAGAACTGAGGGCCCCATGCCAGGCATAATCGCTATGATATCGGGATATCCAAGAATATCTTCCGGCAAACCGATCATATGCACGGCCGGCTCCTTGATGGCCGGTATACCGATGCTCTTAAGATAAGCCATCCAGTGATTGACATTCGCTTCGTGAAATCCCGCACTGAAGTCTACGACAGGAATCGGTGCCGCGGCGCTTGAAAAATCAGTCGCAGCATCCTTCGGGCGAAACTTTCCGCCCTTCCCTCCGGCGGTTCTTGCGGGCCATCCGGGGTGTTCAGGATCGTCCGGGCTCGCTTTTCCAAGCGCGTGATTCGCGAACCGCTTTCCCACATTTGCACTTTGCCCGTTCGCGTTGGCATTTCCGTCACTCGCCCCCTCCCCGCCCGCATTGGCCTCGATCGGCACAAAGCCCGTCGCCGTGAGCACCATCGGGCGATCGGCTGCGGCGTTGTCGAAGGGGTCGAGGCCGAGGGCGTCGCGCATTTCGTTGAGGGTAAGCGCGCCGACTTTCAACCGGCCTTCCAGCACCGTCTCGGGATCGCCCTCGTCCTCGTCGAGCCAATGCAGCTCGAGATCGGGCGAGGCAAATTCCTCCGCCACGATCTCGTCGATCAGATCCTTGACCCACTCCTTGGTCGGCTCGAGCCCCTCCTCTTCGGCCTGCGCCGATTGATTCTCCGCCGTGGCGCGGTTCATCGCCTTGGTGGCCCATTGCGGCGGCACCGAAAAGGCAAAGCAGATGATGCGGGCGAGCCACTCGTCGAAATCGTCCTTGTGCTGTGGCTCTTTGGTCTGGACGACCTTGGCCGCCGTCTCGCCGGGCACGAATTTTGCGCGCCGCCGCTTGGCCAGGTCGCCTGCGAACTCGGTGTCCCAATAATCCTGGAACTGCTTGATCTGGTCCGGCGTCCAGCCCTGCGGCACGCCGATCAGCGCGTCGGGGATCGAGCCTTCGGTGAAATAGTCGAGCTGCCAGAGCTGGCGGCGCAGCGCGATATTGACCGTCATCAGCACCTGCTGCACCGGCGAAAAACCGTAGACCCGGTGAGCGCGCACGTTGCGCGGCCGGTAGACGATATCGCGCGCCGAGTAATTGACCGCGGGCAGGCCTTTGAGCACCTGCTGATAGGCCGGCGGATAGATCGTCGTGCCGTCGGCCGCGGCGAACGGCTGCGGCGTGCGGCCCCAATCGTCGATGACGCGCTTGATGGTCGCGCCGTCGAGCTATCCAATTGAGTTGGACCGCCGGCGGATTCCCTAGGTCTTAATCCAACACGGTACCTCGCCGAGCACCATCATATGCGAGATCCTGAAAATCCTTCGGAAAATATTGCCGCTGAAGGTCGTCCACAATTTCATTCGCGCGAATGGAAATGCCCATATTGGGCCAATCTTTCAGGTGGTTCCACAGTCCCACCATGAGATCAATTCGCCAACCGGGAAACTCCTTCACTAGCTCCTGAAGCGCACTGACAACCGGGCGCTCCAACAGTTTGAGGTTATGAACGAAGACAACAACTTGCGGATATTCGCTATAATCGCCGTGGACCGAATAATCACCATGGCGCTGTCCTGGTAAAAAATCAGGCCTGCCAAAGCGCTCGAGCAGTGCATCGACGCGAGGGTAGAGCCGCTCAAAAACATCATATTGCTCGGCTTGGCGACGATCGTACTCGTCCCGACTCATCGTATTGATGTCATCTCTAGTTATCATTTTCTGCTGCTCCCGATCATCGCTAGACGGCTTAGTCTGGATCACCGCCCCTGCCTCCTCTTATTCCGCGCGGGCCGTAAACACGAATATATCTCAATACTTCCCGTTGGATCTTTAGTACCAGTCCATGAATTCTGGGCTCGCTCGACGCCTTAACTTCCTCGATGAGTTCGCGCGCTTGATCCGGTGTCATCTGCTCAGAGGTTATCTTATTCCTATTCAAGTAGGCTTCAAATAGCTCATCTACCGCCTCGTTGTATTCAATATGCTCTGCGTTGTTCCTATTAACGCTTGGATCAGCAAGTGTGCCCGACTTCGTCTTATCAAAGACCTCCCATGTTTCCGGCTTGATGTCCTTTTTATTGTAAACCACCTTCGGAACCCAATGATGCCCCTCACCATATCTCTGATAGCGCACCAGGGCATCATCGGGCCCATCCGATTTATCATTCTCATCATCGGCTGCTGCAATTCTAGTCCACTGGCCAGCGCCAGGATTGCGCTTGGGCACACGTGGTTCACCAGGGTCGTAACCATATTTTTGAATGAGAGGTGTCCCGTTATTTCGCTTGCGGAGGCTCGATATATTGGTTTGTTGAGCAACAACTAGTTGTTCACCCCCGCTTTGCTCGCCAGCGTCTTTCGCCCCTTCCCCGCCCGCATTCGCCTCGATCGGCACATAACCCGTCGCCGTGAGCACCATCGGGCGGTCGGCGGCGGCGTTGTCGAAGGGGTCGAGGCCGAGCGCGTCGCGCATCTCGTTGAGCGTGAGCGCGCCGACTTTCAGCCGGCTTTCGAGCACCGTCTCGGGATCGCCTTCGTCCTCGTCGAGCCAATGCAGCTCGAGATCGGGCGACGAAAATTCCTCCGCCACGATCTCGTCGATCAAATCCTTGACCCATTCCTTGGTCGGCTCGAGCCCCTCCTCTTCGGCCTGCGCCGATTGATTCTCCGCGGTGGCGCGGTTCATCGTCTTGGTGGCCCATTGCGGCGGCACCGAAAACGCAAAGCAGATGATGCGGGCGAGCCATTCGTCGAAATCGTCCTTGTGCTGCGGCTCCTTGGTCTGGACGACCTTTGCCGCGGTCTCGCCGGGCACGAATTTTGCCCGCCGGCGCTTGGCCAGGTCGCCGGCGAATTCGGTGTCCCAATAATCCTGGAACTGCTTGATCTGGTCCGGCGTCCAGCCCTGCGGCACGCCGATCAGCGCGTCGGGGATCGAGCCTTCGGTGAAATAATCGAGCTGCCAGAGCTGACGGCGCAGCGCGATGTTGACGGTCATCAGCACCTGCTGCACCGGCGAGAAGCCGTAGACCCGGTGGGCGCGCACGTTGCGCGGCCGGTAGACGATGTCGCGCGCCGAATAATTGACCGCCGGCAGGCCTTTGAGCACCTGCTGATAGGCCGGCGGATAGACCATTCCCCCACCCTTCCCTCCCCCGCTTGCGGGGGAGGATAGGAGGGGGTCCCAATACGGCTGCGGCGTGCGGCCCCAATCGTCGATCACGCGCTTGATGGTCGCGCCGTCGAGCTGCTGCAGCGCGCAGAGCTGGCCGGAGCGCGTGCGCTGGCAATACAGCGTCGCCGCGTCGATGACGAACATGTCCTCGAGCAGCGCCCGCAGCCAGGTCTTCCAGCGCGTGATGCCGTCGGGCTTTTGCAAGAAAGCCTCGATGCCGGCGATGCGCGCGGTCACGTCGGGATCGATCGCGGCGCTGCGACGCTTGGATTTTGCATCGCGCGGCCGGATGCGCCAGCGCTGGCGCTCCATCTGGTCCTTGCGTGTCTCGATGACCAGCCGCAACAGATCGTAGGCGTCGGCGAAACCGCGCAGCTCGGCAAAACCGATGCTCTCGTAGGCACGCGGCCGGGTGACGAGGTTGTAGCCGGGCGGGAAGTCGAACCGCCTGCCGGCGACGTCGGGCGGCGCGATCGGCCGCATCGGGTCGAGCGGGCCGAACCAGTCGGCGCCCGAGCCGCGCGCAATGCCATTGCTTGACGTGGCTTGGCTCGACGTGCCTTGGCTCGACGTGCCTTGGCTCGACGTGCTTTGGCTTTGGCCGTAGGACACCTGGATCTGATACGGCGACAGCGGCCAAGTCGGCTGGCCGGCGCCGCGCACCTGTTCGCTCATCGTGGTCCTGTTCTGTCTGGTCGTTGTCGCGGCTGACGGCGCACGGAAAAAATTCCCCTCCCCCTTGTGGGGAGGGGTTAGGGGTGGGGGCCGGGATGCTGCCGTCAAAATACTTGCGGCAGACCCCGGCCCGGCGACCCACGCCGCCCTTTCGCTATCCGCTGTCCGGGAGGGACATGCGTTCCGCCGGAGCTGAAGTCGGAACACACGGGCGTTGCAGCGGTGCGCGAAGGCAAGCGTGGATCAGGCCCGCGCAAAGCGGGCCGTCGCGTACCGCCGCGGCTCGCGGCCGCGGCGGCACGACTGAAAATCCAATGCTGAAAGTGGACTTCTAATTCCGGCTGACGCCAAACGAAGCTACCAACCATAGGCACCGCAGGCCGTCCAGGCCGTCAATGATTGCACTGCCGAGAATTGTCGTAACGATCAAGCGGGCAAATGGTGACAAAATAAAAATGCCGGAACATGCGGGAATCGCGAGAAACCGGTGTGCCTGATACTTCCGACGACATGTGATAACCCTCGAATGGTCCAGCACAAATCCCGGAACGGAGCCCGGTCGCATCGCTCTCATCATAGGCGACCCCAATACCGCAAGGCGCAGTGTCAGCCCAGCCCCACACCTTGAATCGCGGCTTGTCGGCGGGCAGCCTGGATATCTCGGCCGTGTAACGAGGATACATGACGGAAAGATAGACGTAGTCCCCGCCGCGCCTGAAGGCATCGAGATTGGCTGCCGCAACAATCGCGGTCAGCAGCAAAATGAGCGTGGATAACAGCCGACGCCAAGTGTGTTTGAGTCCGTGCTCGACACAGTTCATCGCGGCAATAATGGCGACGGTTACGCCCGCCCCGCCCCAGAACAAAAACAACAGGGGAATGAAGAATGCGTATAGAAAATATGGACCGGCAATCCCAAAGGCAGTGGCCAGCGGACAGGCCTTCGCAATGTCGGCGCCGTCGCAAGCAAAAGTGGCAAGGCCGAAAGGGACAAAGACAATATACAGGAGGGATTTGAGGAATGGACCCGGATAAGCAATCAAGCAGGTCAGCGCACAGCCAGCAGCGGTAGCGACCGGCCAATAGAGAATTCGGTCGTCAGTCGCGCCTTGCACGGCAGTCATCGCCCCGGCCGAATACGTCCCGATTGGTACAATCTATAGCCCAGTTTCGTATCTTCGACATCCTGCTTCGCCGAATGAGTGTAGACGTCGTCCAGCCGGTCATTACGGCCGAATCGGGAAAAATTTAGGGCATAATCGTCTATTGTCGAGAGGACATCGTTCTGATCCAAGCCTGCTGCCGCGCCGTAAACGCCGATCATGATGTTCAGATAGTGGCGGTAATCGATAACACGACTGAAGTCGAAACGTTCGGCATCCAGAGACCCTCCAGGGGAAACAGGAAGCAGCAACGAATAAAGGATCCCCCGAGCCACAGACGGTGTAACGTCCCAAGGCCCGACCTGATCTTGCGGGCTCATCAACGCGCTCAACGCTGTCCCCGAGAATGGGTTTGCCAAGCCCGCCTGAACATATCTTTCCGGTGGCATGCTAGCAGGCCGAAAAATAGGTTGACCCTGATTGTCGTGGATCGGGACGCCATCACTGTCCACAAATTCCACTGGGGCCCTTGGATGATCCTCAGGAAGTGTATACGACCAAATATTCTGACGCCGCGGATCATGTACAGTCAGAAGAGTGTAGAGCACACCAGGAAGGTTACCCTGAATTGACGTGTCGTACGCGGCCGTGTTGGCCGCGTTGCGGCTTGTCTCGTCCGTACGCGTATTAGTCTCGGCCTGAGCGTATTGCACGCGCGCACCAGAGACCTCGCTCGTGTTGTCGTCTGAAAGATGCGATGCCTCGCCGCTCCCGGCGACAGGCTCACTCCCGCTCGTCCACTGCCCACCGTCGGGGTTTCCGGCCGGCACGCGCGGCTGGTCGGGGCTGTATTTTTTCAGCTCCGATTGCAGCTCCGCCATCGCCAGTGCCGGCAATTCTTCGCCGAGCTTGCGAACGCCGCGCGCGAGCACATCCAAATCGCGGCGGATCGCGGCGATCTCCGCGCGCCGCTGCCGCAGCAATTCGTCCTCGTCCGGCCCGGCGAGCGTGCGGATCGCCTTGGCGATCTCGAGCTGGGTGTGCAAGTTCCGCGGCACGGCGGTCAAAATGCGAGGTCCGTTGGGGTTCATGCGATCGACCCTTTGTCGTCATCGACCAACTGCTGGTAGCCGGCCTTGAGGAGGGGCTCGACGTCGCCCGGCGCCACCGCGATCACACGGTCAGCGCCGACCATATAATATGTCGTGGACAGACCATGAACGCCGGAGATGTTCTCCGGCACGCGCAAGCGGATCGTCGCCGGCGCTTCGGGGGCCGCCGCGGCCGCGGCCGGCCGGGCCTGGTCCTCCACCTTGAGACGGTAGAATTCGATGATCGCGGTGTTGTCGGCTTTCAGCATCAGCTCGGTGACGGCAAAGATCAGCGCGTCGGCGTGATCCGGACTGCCCTCGCCGCGATAGCCCGCGGTGGTGAAGGCGCAGAGCTGGTCCTCCAGCACGGCGAAACGGCCGACGTGATGTACGATACCCTGCTCGTACAGCGCCGACACCGGCTCGGCGCGCAGCACCTTGCCGCGCGAGGCCGAGATCATGTGCACCGGCAGATTGGGATCGGCGGCGCGGATGACGAAGCGCACCATCTCGCCGCCGAAATTCTCCTCCGCCACGATGCGGTCGGCGTCGAAATCGTGATAGGCCTGCACCGCGACGCGGCCCCACGCGGCGGGCGCATCGCGCAGCGAGCGGTCGGCGAGCACGTAAGCGTGGCCGTCGGCGCCGCGCGCGGCAACGACGATGCCGATCTCGTCGGCGCGTTCGTCGTCGCGGCTCGAGGCGCCCGACGGATCGACCGCGACGACGACGCGCCGGCGGTCGGCCTTCGGCAGGTCGGCAACGCGCGCGCGGGCGATCATCTCGTAGCTGAACAGCGCACCGTCGAGATTGTCGATATAGACGCCTTCGAAGAAGCGCTTGCGCTGCCGCTCGGGCAGCCGTTCGAGGCTCTTGAGGTAATCCGCCGATAGATTGTCGGCGTTGTCGCGTGGATTGAGAAATATCCGCTCGTAGTTGTCAGGATCGTCAAGCGGCAGTTGCGAGATCGGATCGCGCTTCTCGCCGAACAGAACGTTGGTCCAGTGGCCCTTGCTGGTCGGGTTCAAGTCGTAATAGGCGGCCTGGCGGAGATCGCCGGCAACCTGCGCCAGCCGGGTCAGCGCGACCAGCACCGAGGAGTAGGGAATCTGCGAGCATTCGTTGAGAAAGATCGTGACATATTCCTTGCCCAGAATCTTCTCGACCCGCTCCTGGTCGTCGAGGCCGGCGAACCAGATTTCCGATTCGTTATTGAGCGAAAAATACCCCTCGGTGCGGTGGTGTTTGTGCGGCACCATGGGGTCCCAGAAGCGAAACACCTTCGGCAGCGTGTCAAGCGCGATCGAGGGCCGCACCGCATTGGCGCGGAACCGCAGGATAGCGTGACGCGAGGCGTCGGCGCGCAGCGCACGGGTGACGATTTCATGGACCAGGAGCGTGGTCTTGCCGGACCGCGCGCCGCCCACGAGCAGCGTGTGCCGCTGCGACCGTCCCAGGAGCTTTTGCGCGTCCTGCTGCCTGGCAGTGCGCTTGAATTGGGACTTTTGAGACGGCTCGTTCTCGCTTCCCATTCGCGTTCTGTCGTTCTGTTGTTCGGTGAATCACACTCCTGCGCCAGAGAAAGCGGCGCTCACTGTTGAGCCAAGGATGGACAGAATTCCGAATCCGAATGCAAGCGGCCGTTGGCCAACGACTAGCAGGTGAGAACGAAATAGAAGTGGCCGAACGCACGGGAAACATACTCAACTTCGACGGTGCCGATACGTTCGTCTGTTACCCATCGGGTGCGAAACACCAACGCGCCGCTCTCGTCATAGGCTATACCCGTGCCGCACGGTCCGTAGAAGTACCGTTGCCACACCTTGAACCGCGGCTCATCGGCTGGCAGTTGCGCCACTTCGACCATGTAGCCGGGATATCGGGCAAGCAGATAAATGTAGTCGCCAGCGGTATGTCCTGCGCGCCAGAAAAACTCGACATTGTACAGCGCAACCAGCGAAACCAACGGCAAAATCACGATGGACAAGAGCCGGCGCCAAGAGTGCTTAAACCCCCTTTCCACTCCCTCCATGACGGCAATCAAAGGAACAACCACACCCGCGCCAAGCCAGACTCCAAAGGCCAGAGGACCTATTATCAGGGAGAGCAATCCAGCGAGAATGAATGGACCGGTAATCCATGCCAACGAGCAGACAACGCCGCCACTCTTACAGGCCGCAGCGTCAATAATGAGGGAGACGAAAGTGACGAACGGCGTGAACGGGCCACAAATGAGCTGAACGAGGAACGTATCGGACCAGGCGAGTATACAGATCACCGGACAGCCAATGGCGATAGCAAGAGGCCAATAGAGAACTCGGTCGTTATCTGCCCCTTGCACGCCGGACCTCATTCACGGCGCAGCCGAATGCGCTGCCGCCTAGCAATCATGGCCGACAAAGTAGAAATGGCCGAAGATCGGTGTGTAGCCGTACACGCAATTTGCATCGGTCAAGGCGGCTCGTCTCTTCCACGCGTCGGAGCGCTCGGTCGCCGGCCGCGTGATCTCATCGCTTGCATCGTACACGACCCCGCGCGATACCGCTAAAAATCCACCCCAATCCTGGAACATGAACCGCGGCTCGTCAGTAGGCAGCTTCGATATCTCGATGAGATAGATCGGTAGCATGGCGTAAAAATGGACGTAGTCTCCGGCCCCTTGTCCGGCGCGCCAAGCAAAGCCCGGATTGAGACCCGCCACGAGCACGGTCAGCGGCAACACAATCGTCGACAAGAACCGGCGCCACGTCCGCAGATAGAGCCATGCCAAACAAATCAAAGTAGCGACTCCAGCTGATAAGGCCCACAAGGCAATGACCAACGGACCGCCATAGAATGATAAGTCAAACGGCCCCGCCCAAGCCAAAATAAAGGCGATAGGCCAAGCCACAGAGAGAATGATCGGCCAGTAGAGGATGCGATCTGGACGACCAAATTGCATGTCGTTCTCCGGCTATCGTCCGGCCGCGATTCGACCGGACTCGTAAAGATCGTAACCCATCTTCATGTCGAGCACGTCCCGCTTTGGCAAATGGGTGTAGATTTCATCCATTGGCTCATGGAAGCTGGAAGAATACTTTGCATAGGTGTCTGCAAACCACATACCGTCCTCAAATTTAATTCCCGCTGCGGCAAAATAAAGGCCAATCACAAGGTTTGCATAGTCGCGGTAGCAGCGTGTGCCGCTGCGACCTTCCCAGGAGCTCTTGCGCGTCCTGCTGCCTGGCAGTGCGCTTGAATTGGGAGTCTTGAGACGGCTTGCGCTCGGTTCCCGTTCGCGTTCTGTCGTTTTGTTGTTCGGTGAATCACACTCCTGCGCCAAGGGGCGCTTACGGTTAAGCCAAGATCAAGAGAGCTAACTTGCGGTCTGTTGGTTCTAATCGGCGAAGTCCGTCTCTGCTGGGCTCGGCGCTTTGCGCTCGGCCTGCTACTAACAAAAGGTCGCGAAATAGAAATGTCCGAATGCGCGGGAGTTGCCGTGCACGTCCACCGTGCCAACAAGTCCATCGCTCGTCGAGCGGTGCCTGGACGCAATCGCGTCGCTTTCATCGTAGGCAATCCCGCTGCCGCAAGGCCCGGCGAAATGCCATTGCCACGCCTTAAAGCGCGGTTCCGGCAGGTCCGATATCTCGGCCATGTACCAAGGATACAAGGCAAAGAGGTGAACATAATCGCCTGACGCGGCAGCCGACTGCCAAGCCCATCCGAGATTCACTCCGGTTACGACCATGACCAGCAGCAGGATCAGCTTCGACGGGAAACGGCGCCATTCGCGTTGGTAGGCCGAGACGGCAAGCGCCAGGGCATCGAGATAAGTCAAGCCGGCCCAGGCGACAAAGACGACGAGCAATATCGCGCCACAGATGAAGAGGACAATGATTCGATCGCTTACAATATCGATAAGAATACGGACACCAAAAACGGACAATGGTCCAAGCACCGCAAAGATCCACGTCCAAATTCGCACGCGACTATCAAGTGTGCTCTGCATCTCAGATACCGTCTATCGTCTCAACCGAATGCGCCCGGACTCGTACAATCTATAGCCCAATTTCGTGTCTTCGACATCCTGCTTGGCTGAGTGCGTGTAGACTTCGTCCATCAACTCTTCGGTCGCGAATGTCGATTTGCGGGAGGCGTAGAAATCTATGGCGGAGAGGACGTCTTCGCGGTTTAAACCCGCAGCCGCAGAATAAACACCGATCATTATGTTTAGATAGTGGCGATAGTCGAGAACGTAATTCCCATCGAACCGTTCAGCGTCCAACAATCCTCCGGGCGCGACTGGAAGTAATGCCGAATAAAGTGCGACTACCGCACCTAAGACCTTGGCGTCCGAAACCCCATCACCCGTCCCAGGCTGCAGCAATCCAGCGGATTGCGCGCCCAAAAATCGATTTGCAAGTCCAGCTCGGAGATATCTTTCGGGCGGAAGGTCATCCGGTCTGGAGATGGGATTATCCAGGATGTCGAGAACGGGTTGGCCATCACTGTCTACGAATCGCACCGGATGCCTTGGATGATCCGCCACTATCTCATTCGACCAAATCAAGTCACGAGGTATTGTCGATTGGACAGTGTGGAGCACGCTCTGAAGATTGGTCAGAATTTGCGTGTCTTGCGTGGCGCTGTCTGTCGTACCGCCGCTCCTGCCCACCGCCGCCGGACTCGTGCCTGGAATTTCCAGCGACGCATACCGTATGCGCGTTTCAGCATTTTCATTAACGGCATCTGCTTGACCATCCTTGGGCCGGAATCGACCTCCCTGGCGGTCTGGCGCTCCAGCCGGCCAACCTGGATGCTCTGGGTCATCGACTGCTGCTTTCGTGGTTCCACGGCGGTCCGGCACCCGCGGATGGTCGGGGTTATATTTTCTCGGTGTCCCGCACAGCTCCGCTTTCACCAGCGCCGAAGCCTCCTTGAAGGCCCTCGGAATCTCGCGGGCAAGCGCCTCCAGGTCTTGGCGGATGGCGGCGATCTCAGCACGGCGCTGGCGCAGCGGATCATCCCCATTGGGCGCCGTCAGCGTGCGGACGGCCTTGGCGATTTCGAGCTGCGCGTGCAGCGTTCGCGGCACGGCGCTCTCGATACGCGGCAGCGGTGGTTTCATCGGATTGGCCTTTTCCGCGCCGAGCGCCGCGATCATTCGAACGCGATGTTGATGGCGCGAAGCCCGCGGTGGGTACGATCGATCTCGAAGCTGACCGGCCGGCCCTCGAAAAGCGCGCCGGCATTCGCCGGCAGGTCGGTGCGATGCACGAACACGTCGCCCCAATTAAGTTTGTTTGCGTTGCGTCGCCAATCGCCGCATCAAATGCTGCTTACGCTCCCGCAATTCCGGCAAGAACTGCTCAAGATCGCGCGCGACATCGAGCGCCGCCGCCGGGCTGAAAAGTTTGCCCTCCTCGTCGTCGTATATGACACCGCCGGTAGCACGCGCATAAGCTATCGCAGCCATCCACGCCGCCGTTGAATTGTTGACATTCAGCCCGCCCCAGATAAATGCAAACGCGTACTTCCATTTGCGATCGAATTTCTCAGTTCCGTAACACTCCATCGTCTCCTGTGCGTCTCTGGGGTGAAACTCGAAATCGGTCAGTTCGTCGTGCAATTGGCCGAGCCATTTGCCGTTGATCTCGCTTGGGGGCACGTCATCGGATAGCCACAGCCGGAAACCCTCGGCGTCGATCGCCTGCTGCCATTGGGCAATCGAGCCAAGAATCCGATCGGAGAAGACACATATCTGCATCGACATGACGAGCGCCGTCGACCTCAGGTCAATGAATGCGCAGGCTTGATAACTTGCATGTTCGGGGCACATTCTCTGACAGATCAGTGCCGCGACTGCAGCTCACGCAACATCCTTGGCATGTCACGCACGATTTTTCTTGCTGCTTGTCTAGCCTCCTCCACAGGAAGGATCGACCCATCCTCACCATCAAACACGACGCCGTTCGTGGCGCTGGCATAAGCGGCTGCGGCCGTCCACGCAGCCTCAAATTCATGGAAATCGCCCCTCCAGCGGAACCCAAGCACAAATTTCCATTCGTGGCCGAAATCGATATCGGAATTTTCACTTATAAATTCGTCAGCTGAATCGTGATAGCATTCAAAACCAGTCAGCTTTCCATTTAATCGCGCGGGTAAAAATCCTGAATGCCATCGAAAGTCTGTGTCATCCAACTTGACGGCGAAGCCCTCGGCATCGATCGCCGCCTGCCACTCAGCAATTGATCCTAATTGCCGGTCGGACAAGACAAACATCTCCATCGCCATGTGAAAGCCCTCCCGCCTCCATTGCCGCCACGATTACCGGCGTTTCAAAATAGCGCCTCGTACGCGATTCAACTCGATCACCGGTATGGTACGGCCGGAATCGGTCATATAGCGAATCTTAATGACTCGGAGCTCGCTCATACCGCGTCCCGTCTTGATATCATAAATCGCAGCGATGTTGCCGGTGTCGCGTCGAAGTATCGCGTCAGGTCTGATACTGTATTTGGCTCCATAAAACGCCTTATCGGTTAACGAGAAAGTTCTTTCCACGTCATTGGGCTCTATGCCCGGCAGACCCTTCGCACGCAACATCTCAGCAAAATCCGTGTGAACGCGGATACCATATTGGCCCGGGTCCAGGTCTGCTCGAGGTCCAACTCCGTCCATGACATCGCCAAGGAGGTCCATCAGCTTTGCTGTTGTGCTGTCAATTAAGGGATCGCCCGTCTTTGTGTTTGGTGGGAAAATGAAGCGGCGGCCGGTACTTAGATCGCGGGGAAATCCAAGGCCGCGAAGCCGTGCGAGGAATTCCTCCGCCTCTTGCGCTCGGGCCTCCAGATTTGTGATCTTACCTTCGATATCTTCGTAAACACCAGGACTCGGACTCCAGTTTTGATCAATTTTTCGCGCTTGCGCGATCAAATCGTTGAGCCGAGCCTGGGCGACATCCAGCCTTATCAGCTGCCCGGGCGACGCTTCCATACCGCCTTCACGTTCATTTTCCTCATTGCTCTCATTACCGGCCGCGTATCGCGTCCCCGATGCCGGTGCATCCGTCAGCACATTGTTTGGTGAAGTTTCGAGTGAGGCATACCTCACAGGCACTCCGGAGCGTTCTGTAGATGTTCGACTGGAGGGGGTTGACGGTTGGTTTCCGCCGTCTCCCTTCGTCCACTGTCCACCGTCGGGATTTCCAGCCGAAACGCGTGGTTGGTCGGGGCTATATTTCTGCAGCGTTGCCCGCAGATCCGCTTTCAGCAGTGCCGCAGCTTCTTCGAAAGCTTTGCGGATATCGCCGGCGAGCACCTCAAGATCGCGACGCAGCGCAATGATCTCGGCGCGGCGCCAGCGAAGCAGCTCGTCCTCATCCGGCGCCATCAGCGTGCGCATGGCTTTGGCGATCTCAAGCTGTGCGTGCAGCGTTCGCGGTACGGCGCTTTCGCTGTGCGGCAGCGGAGGTTTCATTAGGTCTGCCCTTTGCGACGCGCGGCGTCGCGGTCACTCGAACGCGATATTGATGGCGCGAAGCCCGCGGTGGGTGCGATCGATCTCGAAGCTGACCGGCCGGCCCTCGAAAAGCGCGCCGGCATTCGCCGGCAGGTCGGTGCGATGCACGAACACGTCGCCCGAGCCGTCGTCGCGGGTGAAAAAGCCGTAGCCTTTGGTGTCGTTGAAAAACTTGACCTTGCCGGTGACGCTCACGGTTCATCCTCCGATGCGCTGATGAAACCCGCGCGAATGTGCGCGCGGCCGCCGGGTGCGTGAATGCGTCACGCGCCGGTGCGGCCTCGCGCGTCGTTCGCGAGTTTGCTGGTGTTTGAAGATTGTGAGTGAGTTGCGAAGCGCGCCGCACGCAGTTCGGCAAGGCGCGCCCGCACGCGAGGCAATGCCGCAAAAAACCGGAGCGCGTCAAGCGCACGGATCGGAGCTTGCTCTGAAAATTTCACGTATCGTATTGAAGACGCGACGGAAAATATTTTGTGCGGCAAAGGCGAAAAACCGGCCGCCACGACCGGCCGCATCGCTTCACTCCGATTTTTGGCAAAGATTCGCAAACAACGATCGTCACAGATAGCGCAGCGTGGCGGCGAGCTTGCGCACAAGCTCTTCCTTGTAGCCGAGCATCCATTGCGCATAGGGCACGACGCGCTCGCCTTTGGCGGCGGCGTCGCGCCGGTACGATTGGTAGGACTTGTTGATCGGCCGCAAATCTCCGGACTGGCGCAAGCGTTCGATCTCGTCGTCGATTCTGGCGATGACGGCCATGGCTTGTTCCAGAATTTCTTCATCCAAATGCAGATCGACATGGCGCTGCTTGGCGGCGCGAACGACCGCTTGGCAGGCCGATATCGCCGCGCCATCGCAGCTTTCGCGGCTGTGCAGGCGGGCGGCGACTGCCGTCGCGATGGACGCGGCTTCATAAGCCCGCGGGCACCACCAGCGGCACTGCACGGTTTCCGCAGGCGCGCAGGCGATTTCGGCGCCCGGCGCCGCCGCCGTGACGCGAACGCCATCCGGCCCGTCGATCACCGCGATCGCGGCCAGGCCGAAACCTTCGCGAAACGCCGCGACCAGGCGCGCGCGCGAGGCGTTCACCGCACCGGCACCCGGCGCTGGGCCAGCTCACGGGCAATGATTCGCAGACCGTGGAGCTTGCGGGCGTGGAAGGCGCGGCGCGTGATCTTGAGCCGCTTCACGCGCGCGTCGATATCGGCGTCGAACGCCGCCCACAGCGCGCCGAGATTCACGGCGCGGGCCA